AGCAGAAGCGTTGTTTCGAGTTGCTTCGGACTGCACTTTAGCGATTTCAGCCTGTGCTGCAGCCGTTTGAAGCTGCATTTGAACCTGTTGCATCTGTTGTTGCTCTGGGTTAGGCTGCATCATAGCGTCTAATTGCTGGATCATATCTGCCCGATTTGGTAGGCTAGAGGATGCTATAATGCCTTTAAGGATCATTGGCAGTACTGGAGTGTCAGGACCGAGGGTCTGTAACAATGCAATAAGCTGCTGTTGCTCGTATTCCCTAGCAATGATACCTAATGTAGCCATTGGGATAAACTTGTAATCTGAAGCAGGATAACGCTCAGGGTCAAACTGCATAAAGCGATAAGCAGCTTTACGAATCAACGGAACTAAGAAGTCCTCTTGGAAGTTTGTTAAGGTACGCTTGTACTTCTTAACGATACCAGCAACTGACATTGACATCTGAGCTGCACCATCACGGGTAAACTGTGTAGGCTGTCCAGAAGCATCGGTTGTTCCGGTAGCCTGAAGAAGCATTCTCTCAAAGTTCTGGCTAATTGCCAAGTTACCTTGGTCGGTAGTACCGAACTTGAATGGGAATAGAATCTCTGCGGGATTACCGTTGGTGAAGATTGCTTTGCCGGGCTTGACTTCAAACTTAGCGCCACGAGGTAATCGTGTAGCGTCCATTGCAATCATTGGCGATGTGGTGAGGGCTAGGCTGTCAAGATGTGAACGCAACTGAGCGTCAATACCCTTTTGCATATTGTAAGCCTTCTCGACTGTGCCACGACCCCATAAGCGATTTGGTACTGTATCATCCTGATATGCTACGACAGGACGATCCTTCATCATGTAAGGCGTTTTCTCTGCTTTAAGGAGGAGGTCTCCATTAGCAATAACAATGATGGCTTCGACGAGGTCGCTATACTTATCCGCAGTGCTATCATCCGGAAACAAGTCAACAACTTCTTCACCTTCTTTATTCTCTAATTGTTCAATATATTCACGAGGAACTAAACCGTAATACTTCATGAGAAGTACTTTGTCGTCTCTAAACTGTGTGGTTTCCTGTGTTGGCTCTAGGTCGTCGTCTTGTCCGTGGGGTTGGATGTCTACCTTACGATAGATACCCTTCTCAATACCAGAGACAATCTGATGAATTGACACATAAGACTCAATAGCGACTCCCATTGCATCCTCAATGGTTGTGGCGTTAGGATCAATAAGGAAGTTCTTTGGATTGATGGGATTTAGCTTGACGCAGGTATATTCCTTCTCCATCACTCCGTAGGCGGCAGTACCGTCTTCCATTGGCATTGTCTGCGGGAACATTTCCATCTTTTTAGAGACTGTTAGTTCACCAATACCAGTACCGTAAATCTCAGCTATTAACTCAACCTGAGTGATAGCCTTTCTAATGTTCTCTTTCTCTAGGTCTTCTTTGAGCTGGAGTTTAAGGACTTCAATATCAATAAGCTGTTGATCGGCAACATCATCAGCGATGTCAAACCATTCACCATTTCCGAATACTGCTTCGCATATTTCTGCGTGTCTTGTTTCCACAGCCTGCTGAGTCGCTGGGGAGATAATACGGCTGCGCTCAGATTCTCTAGTGCGGTCTTCTGCAGACCACTTACCTCTAAATATTCTTTCATATTCTTTCCACTCTTCTAAATAGTTTGTATCTCTGTGGTCTCTCCACCGATCACAGTGAGAGACAACGAACTCGACAATCTCTTTGTCTGATTCGGTTGGTTGCTCAAACTCGTTTTGTCCTAGTTCTTCTTTTTCAAACTCAGCCATGATTTTCCTTTAATAGCCAGAAATTACATCTAGTACTTCGTAATCGTCTTCTTCGTAATCCTGCTGATAGCTAGTTAAAGCCATCTGATCAACATACGCCAGTGCGTCCACAAGGTCATCATGGACATTAGCGGTAGGAAACTGGAGTACTTGATCTACAAACTCTTTCCAGTCTTCATCTTCGTTAAGGGTAATCCTGCCATGCTCAAACCTACCCTGTAACGCCCAAGCTACTCGCTCAGTCTTTTTCTTGTTACCATGCGTCAAATCTGTGATGTGAAAGTAAGTATTGTTCTTTCTCATCAAATCGTTTAAGTAGGGATGCACCGCATTCTTTAGCGCCCCTCTTTCGATTCCTACAGCCATCGGTTTGTATTCTTGTACAAGTCTAAGTATCTTTCCCGCTGTCTCTTTAATATCCCAACGACCATGTACAATCTTCTCAACGAACCAATCTCCAGTGTCTTCTACTTTTACAATTGCGATAGCGGATTCGTCTAACCGTTTCTTAGAAGCACCTGCATTCTTAGCAACTTCCTCAAAACCGGCAAGGTCGATAGCGATGATGTAGTCACCATGCTGCGGAGCCTCGCCATACTTAATCCACTCTTCTTTGAATATCTCTTGACCGGCATTGTCAAAAGAAGCCTCGTACTCTTGTTTGAACGCAAACGATGAGAGTGTCTTCTTTGCTGCGTCCACCTCTTTCGGATCAATCGTCTCATTGTCTTTAGTGGTGAAGTGCCATGCTTTCCATTCTTCGTCTTCTTCTGAAAAGCCTAGTTTATACATATCGTAAAACCAGTTACGCCCTGACGGAGTGGAGATGAACATAGCCTCTCCTTTGTTATCCGACAGAGAAGCACGAACAATCTTCTCCCACGTCTCCTGCTTAATAAACGCACACTCGTCGAGGACTGCGTAATACAAACTCAGACCACGAAGCGTATCACTATTATCTGCACCACGAACATGAATCTTACGACCATTCACTAAGGTGATGTCAAGATTGTTAATGTGTGCCGACTTAATAACAGGTCTACCGATCTCTAGGAGGCTGTCCCAGATGATTTGTCTGGACTGCCCTAGGGTAGGGGATACATACAATACAGCGCTGCCCTCTGGTGCCTCTAATGCCTTAATGATAAGCATCATGGTAGCGAGTCTGCTTTTGCCGCACCGCCGCCCGGCTGCTATCACTTTAAAGCGAGTCTTATCCTTAAAGACTTCAGTTTGCCAACGCAACAACTTAAAGTCAAGCGTTGTCATCTTCTTCCTCTACAGCGCCCATGTCCACGACATCAGCAGTTATTTCTGGTTGTGTTAGCGATGTAATATTGATGCTGATCTGTGGAGTGGTTCCACCGTTCTTTGCTGCATCGAATACCGACACTGGCAATATTCTATCGACACATAGCTTTAGTGCCGCCATGTTATCCTTATCGTCAGGGTTCAATGCTTTAGCGATAAGTGTTTCAATTATTTTATCTCCAGAAGTGCCTAGCAACCTTGCTTTGAATTCAGCAATTCGTGCAGAGTCTCCGGCAGGTCTTCCGACCTTACCCCTATTACCCTTCTTTTTCGCCTCGATGTCCTTCTTTAGGGGACGACCTAACTTACGACGAACAATCTTAGGACGTTGTTTCTTTTCGACAACATCAGTTGTTATTTCTAATTCGTTTAACAAGTCTTTATCCTTTTTGGAGACGTTGCGTACTATATAGGATTTACGCTATCGGAGAGGTTTCTATAGTAGAAGAATATAAATCATCCTATATCGCTATCGGATATCCCTAACATCCGACATAGTACTATACTGCGAACTATAGCATACTTTTCTTAATTTGTCAAGTACTTTGTTACTTTTCTTTACTTCATAGTCCATCCTGTGCGGGACTTCATAGTCTAGACAGGTCTCCGCAACCTATCCGCTACAGTCCCTACGGTGCGCTGATTCCGTCATTGACTATATTATGCGTAGGCGTTTAACTGTGTCCCTTTATTGTCTACTTTAGACTCCGTATAAATATACTTTATTATCAAATACTTACATTGCAGTGCAATATAGTCTATTTTCTTTATTTTATATACCTGCTTTTTACTGTTTTATATACAGTAGCGGCTCCGACAACATTACACAACACAGTCATACCCTCCCCCCCTATGTTGTTTTTATACAACAGTGTTGTTTCTACGCAACAATATCGATATATACGTATATACGCATACACGCATATTCAGTAGCGATAGCTAAAGACTATTAAGACTGTGTTGTTGATAGCGTGACTGTATAGGGCTATGATGCACCTATATAGTGCAACCTAGTAAACCATGCACCAACATAGATCATAGACATAAACTATCAAGTATCTCAATCAATAGTTAAATACAATCAATAACTTAGGGTTTATCCTAGTATCTTTTTATAGCATTGACCCGTTATACTGTGTATGTAGTATTGATAAAGGAGATTAAACAATGATTACATTAACAGAAGTAAAAGAGATATTATTAGTTAATAAAGGGATTGCTTACCCTTATCCACGCAAGGGTCAAATCTCTATCAATGGTGGAAAAGGCAAACCAGCAACAAAAGAGGCTATTCAGTTCGCTAGAGAGTTTTACAAGGCAAAGCAATAAACTAAGGGTTTATCCCTATTGCGGATCATTAGCGATAGGGATAGACTGTAAACACTTAAACACTTGAAAGGGTTTAACATGACTAAGAATGAATTTATGGCAATCTGTATAGAGAAATGTATTGATCCATCATTAGCGCTTGAGAATGATGAAGTAATACAGGCAATTAAAACAGGCGATATTGAGATTCTTATCGCTACTTTAGACAATCAGTTTTAACAGTAGTAAACTTAACAGGGCTTTATCTTAACTTTAGACAGGAGATTTATATTATGAGAATCAAACCAATAGCGTCAAATATGACAGAGTTGCTACTCAATGATGGATCACGGGTTTTATTTAGTTATGAGACACCAGTAGCGCACTATAAACCTAGTCAATTTCTGTATCGCACAAGTAGAAAATGGTCAGTAACCACATCAAAGCATATTGGGAAATGGGATATTGCTAAATGGTCAGATTTGCCATACTCTGAAATGCCACAGGATTACTTTAATAACTTAGTTAAGGGGGTTTAATCATGTCTAATAAATACAATGGATGGACTAATTACGAAACATGGAACGCTAATCTATGGATCGATAACGATTGGCGTATGTCTGAGCAAATTGCTATGATTACAGGCGATTATTTCGGCTCATATGAGGATTTAGACACAATCACAAACTTAGTAGCGGAAAGAATCAACGATATGTTTGTCGATATGATGCCGGATATTGAGTCAGGGTTTTTCGCTGATGTTATGAACGCCTCATTTCGAGAGGTAAACTTTCACGAAATAGCCCGCTATTATGTCGAAGTAGAGGCAGAACAATTAGAGGATGATAAACAGGAAAGCGAGGCAAACCATGATTAAATCATTGCTATTAACCGGCGTATGCCTTTATACTTGTTTAACTGCTGTTTATGTTATTGTTTTCTATTTATGAAAGGGATTATTATGTCTAGCAATTTGACTGTGAGATTCAGTTGTAATAATAAGATTACCAAAACAAAGCAAGAATGGATTGACGAATTATTAGAGAATGCTTTGCTCTTATGTCAATCTGATTCTACCTTTAACGATAATACTATTTATGACCTACTGTTAGGCGGTTGTAAAGGTTATATCAATATGACAGATGATGAAATAGCGCAAGAAGTTTATAACCAATTAGAATATTTATATGATGAAAGCGAGGTTTAATCATGAAAATCAAAGATCCGGTATTAGTATCTAAACAAATAACTTCGGTTTATGAGGTAGATGTCGAGGGGCATAAGGTCGAAGTATCTTATTGGTATAACATGGATGATGAGGGAAAAGGTGGATGGGATTGGGACTTATCGCCTTGCTATGAGGGATTGACCGAAGATGAAATACAAGATTTAGAAATTGAGTTTGAAGAAGTAATATCCAATTTATGAAAGGGTTTATATGATTACTGATGAACAATTAATGCAAGGCTTACAAACCTGTGATAAATGCGGGTCTATTCATTCTAGTAGTGATTTATTTTGGAATGTTGATTGGGATGAGCACACAGAAAAGCAACTAGCAATTATTGACTGTATGGATGAACAAGGCTTAGACGCTATTTGCTCACATTGTTATGATGTTGTTTTTAATGAGGCTATGGCATGAAAGACGAAAACACAAAATGCTCTACTTGTCATTGTAATTTTAGTTTAGATAGTGAGGGCGGGATAGCGGGAGAGTTTGGCATTATTCCCGTGGCGTTTTGCCCTACTTGTTTGGCTAGTTGTTTTGATATGATTGACCAATTGCGACAATATGATGATGATTGCCCGAAGTTTGAACCCGCTAAAGAGGAGATATAGTTATGCAATATAAACCAAACCCAAACAATATAGAGAACTTATCCGATAACGAACTAAACGAGATTAAAGCCTATGTTAAGGGAATAATTGAGGGTATAAAAGACACTCATAAACCCGATAAGATAGATTTTATTTTAGAGGACTATTGGACTGCATGGGATAATACTATTGATATTAATATATGGTTAGATGAATCAGACCCTAAACGATATTTAACTACACTCTATCGAATCCATGAATCAGGCTATACAGACATGGAAACATTTCAGCGCTTAGACTATCTGAAAGAGGGTTAATTATGAACTATTCACACTTAGAAATAGCGACAGAAGTGGCGCTACAAATTGGCGATATATTAGAGGATAGACCGAGGGCAGAGAGTCGCTGGCATTTATGTAATATTGCTAAGCGAATCATTGACGCTAATATTATCACTGAGAAAACAGAAGACATTGACGAAGTGATTAAAGCGTGGTTATCTGATAAAGAGGGGTATTGATATGAGTAAGGATAGATTTGACTATTACATGGAATTTATGTCAATGAGGCTTGATGATCCACAATTTAGGCTTATGTATGGAATAAATGAGTTTGATAGATGGTATTCTGATTTTATGGAGATACTTGCACAAAAACACGGAGAATTTGAGAATGAAAAATAGAAACGATATGATTAATTTATTGCTAGATGCTGATATCAATAGTTTTTTTGATCGTGATGATATGGAACACTATTTAGCTTATGTATTAACAGAGGGCATTAAAGGATATAAAGACTATACCGATCAAGAATTACTAAATGAATGTATTGATCGAAACTTAATAGAGGAGATTGACGAATGAAAACTAAGTATAGAGTATTAGCAAGTTATGTATCTTATGTTTATGCCGATATTGAGGCGGATAACATAAACGAGGCTAAAGAGATTGCCTATGACATGGATGGCGGAGATTTTAAGCAAACAAGTTTCGGCGATTGGAATATTGACGAAGTTATTGAATTAGAAAAGGTCAACACAATGTTTGGAAAGGTTAGTAATGATGGCAAATTAATCAATTGTGAGCCATTATGAAAACTGCACTATTTTGGTGCATGACATACCTAATTTTAGCCTATGTTTTGTATCATATTGTTGGAGTGATGTTATGTTATACTTGGGAATACCTCTAAAACCTCTTAAACGGGGCTATACGGGGTTTTTATGGGGTAGTTAAGGGGTAGGTAGCCTAGTAGTAAAATAAACGCCACAATCAGGCTAAAAACACAGCCTATTTTGGCAAGGTAAGGGGTTAGTATGCTAACCTATGTTCAACTCGAATTGATGGAGATATGATGCACTGCACAATATGCGACAAAATGCTAAATGATTATGAGTCAACACGAAAGACACTGGATGGCAAGTATTTGGATATGTGCCAAGAGTGCTACACCGGTTTAGATGTGCTGATACCGACAATAGATCGTAAGGATTTATTACACGAGGCAGATATGCCTAGTATGGATCAAATATTTGACGAATACGGGGACTATGAAGACTATACCAACAATGAAGACCTATAACGTAATACAACTTAGTATATGCTTATGTTATATACATAGTTAAAACCTACTATAACGTAATACTATAAAGTGAGGGTATCATAAAATGATTATTTTGTCAATAGCTTTGTGTTGTATTTATGTCGTTGTTTTTATTAACAATGT